GGCCGAGTCGTGACCGGCAATGATAACACCGAAGTTAGCGGCGGAACCACCGGTAGCGACAGTACCCGGACCAGTACCAATAATCGGCAGGTTGTTTGACATGTAGATGCGGAAACCGCGAACCATGCCATCGACGATACGACCGTTACGGAGGATATCGCCTGCATCCTGGCGACCGGCAAAGTCATTGCTTAGTAGCTTTGAGTTTTCGTCGTTAAGCTGCTCGGCAAAGACTGGATCGACAACTAGCCAACGACCGTCACGATCAACGTTCTGCTGGTCTAGCTTGCGAGCCATACGGTTGATAACAGCCAGTGGCGAGATAGCACTGGTGTTCTGACCGACCGGAATGGAGTTAGCAGTACCACCGAAGTCGCTAAGGTCTAGCTTCATGGAAGCAAGAAGACCATCAGCATCGGATGACACCGGATCAGTACCGGATTTGTCAGCGGCAACACGAGCGGTACTAGCATTGGCATGTAGAGCGGCCTGCTTGTAACCGGACATGTAACCGAAGATCTCCTGGTCAAACTGGTCACGAAGGCGATAACCAGCGCGATCAGTAGCAAGAGATTCGAAGTTCACATGGGAATGTGCAGCTTCAATGTCATCGATCTTGAACGCGAAGTAGTTTGCCTGATCGATAACAAGAGTGAAATCTTCGTCGTCCAGATCCTGTGGGACAACCTGTGTACCACGGGAATAAGCCTGAACAGAGACTTCTGGCTCTTTGATAATACGAACGGAATCACCAAAGTTGGAGATCTCGCCCATGTAGTCGTTGTTAGTGATGTCCTCAACTACTGAGGTTTTCCGAAAGGCAGTTTGTACCTTCTTAGAATAGATAACTGGACTAAAGTTACCATTAGGAAGGTTACCATATCCTGCCGCACTCCTAAATGCCATGAGTTTTCTCCTTTCAAAAAGTGCGGAAAAGAGCTAACGTCGGTCATCCAAGGCTGACAAAAGATAGGGTGGGAGATTAAACCGGCCTAGTTTATCAGGTAGTTGAAAGCGAAGGTTAGCCGCTGTCGTATTGTAAGCGGTGGTCCCAACCGAGGGAGGCGCTTTGGTATTAATATGTACTATTATAGTCTAGTTCTAAAATGGTGTCAAGTAAAAAATTACCTAGCACCACCAGAAATATCATACTCAAAGTTACCGGAACGAATAGCGTTCTCAATATCCTTTTCAAACTTTTCGTATTCTTGGGCTGTTAGACGCTTAACCCGAGATTCTGACCAAGTGACTTTGCCATCACTTAGGTCTTCTCGACGGTTCCGGGTCGGTACTGACCGGGCTGCGTCGGTGTCCTTGGTACGCTTCTTACGGCCATTCTCTGATTTATACAGGTCAATAGCCTTAGAAGCGCCTAAGAAATCTGTATCGTTATCATACAGTGCGCTCTGAATCCACTTAGGCTGCTGTGCAACCCACTCATGGAAACCCTTGTCCTGGCGTATTTCATCAAAGTCTGGATGAAGTCGGGCCAGTTCTTTTTCAGCTTTCTCCCGCACAATCTTAGTCTCTAGTTCCTCGACTCGCTTTAGTCGCTGGTCTACTTCGCCACGCGCTTCCATAGCCTTTTTAGTAGCGATAGTCTCAACGATCTTAGCAACGTCTGGATACTTCTTAGCCCACGCATCAAGTTCCTCGTCAGACTTAGGAAGTTTAACTTGTTTCTTAGTAAGAGATTCAACTTGTTCGTGTAGTAGTCGTAGTTGGCGATTGTTTTCCTCCTGAGTTCGCTGCATATGGCGTCGAAGGTCTCCATAACGCTTCTTAAATGTAGCTTCTTCCGCATCAAGGTTAGCATCTTCGTCTTCCTCAGCGCGTTGTTCAGGGGATTTGTTTCGTTCTGCTTCTAGTTCTGCTAGTTCTCGTTCGTCTTGTTCCACCCGGTTGTTCCGGTACTTCATAGTAGTATAATTATTTTCTTCTACTTCTGCAACCATAGACATGGTAGTCTCCATTTGGGGGCCTCTAGTAGCCTCTCACCACGAGAGGGGTATAGGGTAGCCCACATTCATACCTAGATAGGTATTCGTATTAATCACAAGATCTGGGTCTCATAATTCCTTGTTTTGTAACAAACCCACCTTTAGCAATGGAAGCGGGTAACCCTTGGTTTCCGACAGAGGTAAAAGTTTGTCTACCGTTAAATGCGTTCATTAGACCTTTACCGATTGTAGTAGCAAGACCTCCAAAAGTCATAAAGGAACCGAGGTCTTTAAAACCTTGACTTACATCAGAGGTAAATGCCTTCCAACCAGCCTGAGTACCAGGATAAGATTTAACACCTGCACCACCAAATTGTGTATTGCCACCACCGGGGGTATCACTCCTACCCTGTTGAGCGTACTCTTTACCGATGCTTGCCGCCATCATATCAGCTACACTAAGAGATTTACCCTCGGGGGAAAGGGTCAGAGCGTTTCGTGCTGGGCCGGTATCTCCACCTTTTAGTAGATCACCTGAAAAAATATCTTGAGGGTCTTCTGGGTTATAAAACTTACCCGTCACATCCTCACGTTCGTAAACTTTTTCTGGGATGTCTTTCTTAAGTTTTGCAAGACCTTTAGCTAAGTATTCATCTGAGATAACTCGACCCGGTAGACTAGGTCCAGTAACATTACGGAGAAACCTAGTGATTCCTTTATCACGAGGTGCCATATCGCTGTTCTCGCCCCGACCTTGGATGATTCCAAAAGTTTGTCTACCTGCTGCCTCAGACAGTTTGAATAGCTGTTCTTGAGTCCTCGGATCATCAGGACCGATCAGATTACCTTCTTCGTCTTTACCAAAGAACTGTTGAGTGGTAACACCTTCATTTTCGTCGTACACCGAATGAATACCATCGAGAATAGACACAATAGCCTCAGCCTTAGCGTCAGCTTGGCTAGACTTTTGGGAAGGCATAGGACGGTCGTCTGACTCTGGCGGTCGTACAAAACCTACACCAGATACATACTCGCCTAGATCGCCTGCGCTTTCTTGAAGTTCAGTTACCGCAGTATTTTCAGGTCTGTATCCTACGCCGGGAACATATTTGTATCCCTCAATCATACCACCTTCAGCAAACCCCATAGCCATTAGACCTTTAGGGTGATGCTCGGCAACTACAATCTCGACCACACCTTCCGGCTTCATATAGTCCATCTCGTCATCATCTTCTTCAACATAGCCATTCTCGTCTACGTTCTCGATGATATCAAGATCTTCCATCTGTTGTAGTTCAGCCAGAGCGCGTTGGTGCATATCGGTGATATTCTTAAGACCGATAAACCTAACTACGTTAGCTGGTAGGACATACTCACCTGTGGATAGATAAGCAGGAATATCGTCTGCTACTTCTTCTGGTGTTGCTCCGGGAGGTGGGTCAGGTACATCGTCATCATCTTCTTCTTTGATAAACTCGACTTCCTTTTCCACTGAACCACCTTCTGCTTTCTTTAAGTTTTCAGGGCGAGGTTCGGGAATAGGAGGAGATAAAACTGTTCTAGAACTCACCATAGCATCAGATTCAGGGTCATAAATTACGCCTTTTCTTTTTAGTTCGTCAGGATTATAAACTACACCCGTACTTAGCTGAGGCGTTAATTCTCTATCAACAAGACCAAACCGTGTAGGCATCTTATCTACGACTATGGGAGTTTTACCCTTACCTAGATCCTTTACGAGTTTAACAGCAGACTTAATAAAATCGTCTTTTGTATCATACTGTTTTGCTAAAGCTGATCCGACCTGATAATTAATAATATCTCGGTTGGCTTCTTCAATCGACTGGTCATAATAACTTCGTCTATATTTATTTTCAGCGTCCGAGTCCATTAACCTTTGAACAGAAACTTGGAGTTTATCTAATACTTCGGTCCCCTGTAAAAGAGGCTGAGTAAAATCTCTGTCGATATATTTTAGAAGTCCCGCACCTAAGATATGTCTAAGAGTATCTGTCTCTTTTCCGTTGAGTCCGTACTTATTTGCTATAGACCGAGCTTCTTCCGAAGTCTCATACACGCCTAATTCTTTAGCGACAGTATCTCGCAACTCTCTTGCAGCACCACGAGATCCTAACGAATAAACACCTTCTCTTGCAGACTCGACCAATCCACCTTTGTTAAGTTCAAGAGCCTCCGAATCCTCGTTATTTCCCAGTATAGTCCTCAGTCTTTCGCCAACACTCGTCGCCACGTTTTCTAAACTATTTACCCCTGAGTCTGCAACAACCTCGCCCTCTGGGTTTGTTCTAAACCCATACTCTCCTTCAGTATAATAACCACCTTCTTCCGTGGGCTTTGATCCTCTAGGAGCCTCGCCGCGTCTAATCTTTTCCTCATGTTCAGCCATAAGAGTATCATCTACTTCAAGTGTTTCCTCATCCGTACTGCTAGTAACAGCATCGGTATCAAAAGAAGCAGGGACGACTTCGGGACGAAAGGTGCTCCCCGGCTGTTCCTCAGACAGCATCTCATCGGTTTGTGCATCTACGGGGTCAGGCTGTGTATCCACAGAATTACTTTGGACATAAGCGTTAACCCGTTCTTCGGCGGCTCTTGTATAGTCAGCAGGGGTCCGAATAGAACCATTTTTCTGCCAGTACCTTCGAGCAATCTGAGTATCCACCGGCTTACCAATCATAGACGGGAGGAATACAGCCATATTTACGTTGTGTTGAGATGGATCATTTTGTAGATCACGTAACCGTCCAGCACCTAAATTATCAGCGGAGAAATATTTGCGAACATATTCCATCTGCTCAACCGGAGTCATACGACTTAGTTCATCAGTTGTAGTTCCCAGGTTACTTGCGGTTTTAGGCGTAAACTGAATCAAGCCCATAGCCCCACTACCGGCCTTATTTTTCTCAGAAGGATTAAGCGTACTCTCAAAGTACATGGTATTCGCAAGATACATCGGGTCTACGCCGAGATCGTTACCCAACGATTCGATACTAGCGGCAAAGTCTTGATCAATGCCGTACCGATCCATGATATCTTGTGCTGTACTAACCATTACTTATCCCTCTCCGCAGAACTTTGAATTTCAGCCTTCA